GTCTAATCAGCTACTATTAGCTGCCAGACTCACCGTTCATTCCGCGAATGACAACTAATCCGTACATATCTGGACGAACCATCTTCTTCGCGTAACGGGTCATGACACCCTTACGTGGCACGAAGTCTTCAGGTCCGAAGATCGTAGGAGTAGTTTGGAGTGGGACGTATGGAGCGTACACGTATCCGCTTTCAAGGAAAGAGGAACCGCGACGACCAACGAGGACCACGTTACGGAGGAAGTATGGGTCAACAATGACATCAAACTTCTTGCTGAGTGATCCAACGTTCACTGCGCCGACTGAGCCAGTCTCGTCGTCATGAGTGACGGAAGCACGGAACCCAGCGGTGAACTCAAGAACGTTAGCAACTTCAGGTCCACAGACAAGGAAGTTAGCTCCGCCGCGAAGAGTCTTGCGGTGAATTTGTGCAGAAACATCGTTGATGGTCTCAACGAGAGTCTCATACCACTCAGACACAGTACCGGTGAAGTCAGGAGCACGAGCACCCGCACCAACTTCAACACCCGTGGTCTTGTCTAAAAAGAGACCAGGTGAGCGTGACCAGTAGTAGGTTGCAGCAGTTGCGCCGTTAACGAGGTCAGCAAGGATCTCACGGTCAATCTCAAGAGCGATTTGCTCAGAGAGAATGCTGGTAAGCTCAACCTCTGCGTCAAGGTTGTGGTATGCGTTAAGATCTTGTCCTAACTCAGGAGTCCACTTAGCCTTGAGCTTCTTGGTTTGAGCAGTAACAGCAATGCTGTCAACCTTGATGTCGATCTCGGGGATCAACTCAGAACCTTCAAGTCCCCAGATTTCAGTTGCGACAACACCACCAGTAGCGCTAGCTGCAGCAAATTCGTCATCAATTGGGAAGACGGTGCTAAGGTTCTTAGAAGTACCAACATCAGCAGTTAAGCCAGCCAAAGACACAGAAGTGTGGAAGTATTGCTGAACGTTACCGCCGGCTCCAGTTACTTGAGTCAAACGACGCAATTGCGAGGTGTTGGAATCAGTAAGTGATGCACCACCAGCAATGTCGTTGACAGACTGAATAGATGCGGAAACAGCACCAAGATTGAGAAGATCAATCTCATAGTTACCCTTAAGGTCAGATTGAGCAACATCAACACGAAGAATCCAGCCTTCATCGCCAGAAGAACTGATCGAAAGAAGATCGGGATCCCAACCAATTGACTTCTTCTCAGTATCAGTAGCACCAGTCAAAAAAAATTGACTAATCTGAACACTGGATGCGGTAACTGCGGACGAACCGGTCGGAGATGCATACGCATAACCACGTGCACCAACTGTGCGAGGTCCACCGAAATCACCCTTAAGGGAATCGAGGAGGCTCACACCACCAGTGATTTGGTTTCCAACCTGATCAGTACCATAGATCGACTTATCGCCAAGGTTACCTAAACGCGAAGCCTCAGACGAAGATGCTCCAAGATCGGGCGAGAAGACAAAGTCAAGGAAGAAAATGAGACCACTTGGGAGACTCATTGGTTGAACAGAAACAAGATCGTTAGCGATCAAGCCTGCAAAAACGCGGCGGACGATGGGGAATGCAACTGCTGCAAAACCTTCGACATCACCTGCGCTCATTGAGGAACTCTCACGGAGAAGCTCCTTAGCTTGGTTCTCAAGCAAACGTGCCATTGAACCCTTTTGACGGTCTGTGTCAAGTCCTTCAAGAAGACCTGTGCGCTCCCACTTTTCTAACAAAGCGTGACCTTCGGCGCGCATATCACGGTTGACAACACCTTCGGTCAACCTTTCGATAATACCAGCCATTTTAAATACCTCCTGTTAATTGTATTTGCATTATTTAATGCCAGCTAGTCTCTTCATCCTCTCAGAAAGAGGGTCAGAGGTTGTACGCTCTTGACGAGTCGCACGAATAACAGAAGTTCTTTTGTTTCCAATTGCTTCGCTCAGCGATTGTGGGCGTTGCTTAAGCTTCGCCTCCACTGTGCTTTGAAGAGTCTCGAAAATAGTTTTCGCCTCTGCTACGGAACCCGCACTAGAAATCGCTTCGGCAATCTTTTCTTTTTGCCGCTCATTCAAAAAAATATTTCTAAATACACGGTTAATGTAAAGTAATCTTGCATTTGAAAGATTAACATCATAAAAATTTTCTTTCAAATTCTCGACTACATTTTTATAATCC